CGCTCCTTTGTGGTCTGCCCCTTTGAGGTTCGCCCCTTCGAGGTTCGCCCCTTTGAGGTTCGCCCCTTCGAGGTCCGCCCCTTTGAGGTCCGCCCCTTCGAGGTTCGCCACTTCGAGGTTCGCCCCTTCGAGGTCCGCCCCTTTGAGGTTCGCCCCTTCGAGGTTCGCCCCTTTGAGGTTCGCCCCATAGAGGTTCGCCGCACTTTTAACAGCAGCTTCTAGGCAGAGCTTTAGAGAATCCGTTTCAAGACTAAAGAGAACCGAACCAGACCATCGCGATTTGATTTCGAACTTCATCGGGAGGCACCTTGATAGTGGCAAGGGCAGCGACGTGAGATGTCAAAGCTTAGGCACCCTTGTAGGAGGGAGGCAGTGAGAGTGACAAACAAAATAGCCCCTAACGCACGGTGAAGTACGCTAGGGGCTTTGATGGGATGAGGACGGGACGTGAGGGTTAGTTCCGCATTATTCTTCTGCGGGCACCCACCTAAAGGAGAGGCGGTTAGGTTTGACTGTTGCACGTTCGCTCCTATTTCTAGGAACGAACCTGATTAGGCTAGTTATGTGGAGCGGGTGAAGGGAATCGAACCCTCGTCTCGACCTTGGCAAGGCCGGGACACCCGGACCGCCTAAATCAGGTTCGTCCGATGACCAATAAAAAAGCCCCCGTGCCTTCTATGCATTTGGGAACGCTAGCGCACTGGCGGGGCTGCCCGGTTAAGGGCAAAAAAATACCGTCAGCAATGTGGTTGCTCACGGCGACATGATTAATTTCCAGCGTTCCCATAACTGTTTTCTACCTTACACCCTTTTTATTTTCAAGTCAAATCTTCTTTTCCGACGAAAAACAATGCTAGTTCTCGACGGAAAACCATCACACTAAAATTTCTGTCCCGTCCCTTTCCAAGACCTCTTGCGCCTCAATTAAGTGCACGATTTTCCGGGGCGTGTAAACCGGCAGCATCCGGTCGTCGGAATGGCCCAGGCTTTCCACCACCGTCTGAGACGGCACATTGTTATCCAATAATAAGGTGGCGGAGGACGGTCTTAGATGCTTCAGCTTAACGTGGGGCAGATTGGCAACCGCCGCGACCGTGGTAAACCGTCTTTGGACCACGCGGGCCCAGGATTCGGCCGAGAGATTCCCATCCACAAAAAGAGGTGTTCCGCTGGGCACGACCTCCATTCGCCGTCTTAAGATTCGGTTAAGGTTTCGAATCGCGATTACGTAGGGTTTTCCCGAAGGGTTCCGGCGAGTGACGGTCTTATGTTGGATGCCGGTCAATACCCCACGTGCGAGATCCACGTTTTTGTCCGTAATACGCCACAAATCACAAGGCCTTAATCGCGTCAAATAAAGCGCCTCTATGATTTCCGCCACCAAGAGGTCATTCAGCGAAATAGCGGCACCGATGAGACGGTACACGACTTTCTTTGGCCACACAGTCTTATTGGCGAATGGGAGCTCGTTGACCTTCGGGACCAAAGATCCCGGATTCCGGGGCGGCAGCGGCACCTTCCGAAAGTCGATCCCGTGAACCACCCCCACCTCGCGACATTGGTAAAGCCAGTTAAACATCCGTGTCACCATCCCATGTGGGGTATTAATGGAGTTGGGTTTAAGGCCGCCCTGAGAATATAGACCTGGCACTGCAAAATCGCGGCGCATTTTTTCGATATCGAACTTCGAAACTTCATCGCAGTAGCGATCCTTGAAAAACCTTTTGATTCGCTCTCTATGCTTGCCGCACGTTCGAGCTTTGGGCCTGTCTTTCCAGTCATGCTCCCACCAAAGATCCACCGTATCAGGGACCAGCAACCGAACCGTAAATGGTCCGGAGGCGAAAAGCTCCAACTGGACAGCATGGCTGCTGTCCTGTTCTGGCCGATCCAATTGCATAGTGATTGTTTGCAGTGTTTAAGCGATAAGCGATGGTTCTTCAAGTGGTTTTTCATAGTTAGGCGAAAAATTTACGGTGTCCTTACGATTCTCTTGCACAACGCGCGTTTGGCCAAGCGCAAAGGCACATCCCTTCAAAAGGAAGGGTCTAAGGTTTTGATTAAACCGGCCCGGGCCGCTAGAAAACGCTAGAACGGAACCTCTTCGTCCGAAACTGGTCTCGTTTCGGAATTAATCTGATCCACGATGAGATAAGCAATCTCATTTTTCGGTCGTCCATTCAGATCCTTCGTGACTTTTAACTTTGCTCGAAACCGCTTGCCGATCCAATTGTCGGGTTCGACATCGAACACTCCTTCGTAAGGTTCCCCAATCGCTTTGAGGAATTGCAGGGCCATCCCCGCTCCCTTCTTTTCCTTCGGAAGAAAGGTAACGTTGTGAAACACGGTGGTCCCTAACCATTCGCCGGTATCGTCGATCTCGCATTTAACGGATACGTACGGATCGCCGTTTTTTGTAATCCGCGGGTTTCCTTCCTTATCGAAGTCGGAGGCTTTTTTTATTTGAAGCGTATAAACGCCTTCGGGCGCTACCGCGGCTTCATCCATTTTGATCCCCTTTGCATTAAATGAAAAGCTCATGATCTCTCCTTATTTTCCAGCCGCAGCCGGCGTTAGTTTCTTCTCGATGAACGAAATGCACTTACCGATGGTCTCCGATGTCATCTCGCTCCAATCATCCACGTCGGCCTTGGATAGCCATGAGTCAACGTCAGATTGATTGATCTTCACCACTTCGAGGAGATGCTTAACTCGGGCCACCTGTTCCGGGCTCGCCATGACGATTGGCGTTGACTCGCTTTCGATCTTTTCCCGACCATAGATTTCTGCAAACTTTTTAAAGTCGAGCGGGAAACGATCATCTTGAGGAAGCGAGGCAATCCGACTTTTCTTGACGAGAAATGTCCGGTTACGGCCCTCCTTCTCAAGCTCAATCCAAAGATCGAGAATGTATTCCAGCTTGTCGTAACCGTCAAAGGTCGTTCCGGCATAGGATAACTCGGCTCCGCGGCGACGCTCCCACTTATCTTTGGTGTGGCATATCAGCAAGACGTTCATCTTAATGGTGTCGATCCATCGCATGAGTTGTCGGGTCGGGCGGTTCGCTTCTTTCTTGTCCTTGCCGAAATCGCTTCCCACCTTCTCTTCAGCCAAGGCCGCAGCTCTCAAATAGAGGGCGCTGAAGCTGTCCAGAATGAGCGTCTTGAAGTCGTGCTTCGTAGTCGCCAAGGTGGTCAGCTCGTTGATGACAGCGCCGAAATCTTGGCTTCCCTGTTCTTTTCCGAAGTAGACCCCTCCCGATGCGGCGAGTTTCTTTCGGTACTCTGGTCGAATTGCACCGCCTTCCGAGTCGATGTAATACGGAGTGGGCCAATCTAAGGCAAAAAACGTCTTGCCTACACCTGACTTTCCGCTTAACAGCATTTTAGCGTGTCCCTCTGCTATGACTTCCGGCTTGACTGCTTTTAACATACTGCCTCCTGCGTGTTTTCGAGTACGCCTCTCGCTTTCTTTAAATTTGCCCACCAACGCTTCCGACCCTCCGAAATCTTGCGACGTGCTTCTGGCGATCTGTTGTGTCGGTGCATATGTTCGGAGTGCGTAAAAATCTCTAAATTTTCAATTCGGTTATCTGTCTTTATCTCGTTCTTGTGATGAATCTCTTCTTCTACTGAAATAAAACGACCCACATGTTTTTCCATCACTAGGATATGCTCAAAAACGTAATGTCCCTTTTTAGTTGCTCTCGGGTGTCCAACACAGCGAACTTGCTTGTATCCGCCTGCCGTGATTCTCCAACCGCCCTTCCACGCCGGATTTCTTTCGCCCGAATTGATTCCTTTCCTTGGCGTTCCTGTATGCCTCTTCGGCTTTCCATCTAACCGTCTCAAATCTTTAGTCTCCGCAGGTTTATAGAGTCTGCGCTCCACTTGTATTAAAATTGCCCCAGCCCTCTGGCCGCCAGTAAGACTCCCCTCTCAGGATTCTCCCCTTCAAGCCGCGGCCTGTATTTTCTCTCGAAGCTGGGTAAATTGAATGTCGGGGATCACCCGCAAGCACGTCACGTGCTTCGGCATGTCCTCGGCCGGAAATGTAATTTCGCACTCCTCGCAGTAAAAATCAGTTTTGGTCATGGGTTCTTTTTTGGCTTCCTTTTCTCGCGAATACTAACAGCGCAGTTTGTCGCAGCCACAAATGCGTCGAAGGCGTCAATAAGATACCGGACTGCCTTTTGCTCTTGCCCCTCAATGACCCTAATCTTCGCCTCCTTAAGGAGTTGCCGGGTCAATGTCATTCCAGTAATGTACTCGCTCAGACGGTTCATGACTTTTTCTCCTCCGCAACGACCCATTTCCCTGCCGATTTCCGCGCGATCACCCGCGCCGCCCCCAAAATCACCTCATCGTCCGCGCCCTGCTCCCCAGCTAAACGGAGCATCTGGTACGCCATCATGTTCTCGAAATCGTTAATGTTCGCCCGGCGCTCGATGGCTCCGTCTAACAGCTCTCGAATTTCCTGGGTCATGATGGCCTCCCTTGAAATAGGTATCCTTAAGTGCTACTCTACGAGTATACTAATTGTATAGTTACGTGTCAAGTGGCGGTTTGAGGGGAAGAAATATGCAAAGTAAAACTATGGTATATTCACGCGGCGTTTTTGATACAAAGAAAGGGGATCAAAATTTGCTCTCAATGGCTCAAACTGCCAAGGCTTGGGGGATTACTCGTGTCACGCTTTATCAATGGATATATCTCGGGGTTATTGTCCCCCAAGGACACCAAAAGATAGGCAACCGGAACTTTTATTGGTTCTCGCCTGAATATGTAGATAGAGTCAAAAGCATCATCCCAAAAGAGAGAGGCTCGGGGACGCCGATTTTGACCGATGATGTGATTGTGAAACTAAAAAAGCTGAAACCTAACTAAGCCGCTTTCTTCACAAACCGATGCGACGCCCAGTTCCAAAGGGCTCCAAAAGCTCCTACAAAGGCCACAATCAGGCCAGCCTCTATCTGTGCTTGACTCACGTCCATGGCTTCAAAAATAGGCGCAGAATAGGCTGCGAGCTTTGGCCCGAACAAAAGTCCAACGATTGCACCCGCCGCATGCTTAGCGAACTTCTGAATCACCTTCCGTACAATCACGCCTTCGAACAACGACTGCTTTAGTTTCTCGAACATGTTTGACCTCCTTTGAAAATGTGGGCAGTACCCACGAAAACTTTATCCACCACACCCGTTTACGGCTTTTTGATGCCCAGCTCTTTAAAGCGCTTCTGAGCAAATTCGAAATACTGACTCTCATTCCAGGCCTCTCGCTCCACCACGAAATAGATCTTTTGCCAATCGCCATGAATAATAACCATGGCCGGATGTAGGCCGCTGCTGGCAGGCGGGATTAACTCTAGGTCAATGCCAGCTATTCCCAGGGTGTTCGTTCGAATAATGAGCCATGCGTCCTTCGGCAGATTGGCCATAAGCCCGAAGTCATTCCGCCTCCGGCCAAGGGCTATCCATTTGGGCATGGCGCGTCCCCATTGGCGTACTTGAAGGCATAAAGCTCTTTCATGTCCTCATCATCCAGGCCGCGCGGCGTCGGGCCTTTAATAAGGAGCCGCTCGAACTGCAAACTCTTCACATCGGGCTTCAAGAGCTGCCGGACCGCCTCCGTGCAAATGCAGCCCACCCCACGCTCAACTTCTAAAATCCGATCCCCCAAAGACGGGCTGAATCCTACATACTCGACTTTCCAGCGCCGGTCGGCTTTGCGGATGGGCGGAACCCATATTTTTGAGACCATCCCGCAGGCCACCCGAACCCGAAATCCTTCGGGCCGCGGGTGCCGCATTTTCACAATCAGGGCTTCCAATCGCTGCTGAAGCTCGTACGAGGTTTTGAGGACGCAAAGCGCCCCGCCGCAATTGTGCCCCCGAACCATTTCCTTGAAAGCGACAAAACCGTCGCACAAATACTTGACGTGGTATCCGGTCGCGTACTCATAACGGCGAAATTCGTTGTACATCTGCCGGATATAGGCGCTTTTGTCCTCATGACTGGTCGCACCACGTTTGGCCCACGTCGTAAAACCGGTCGTGTCCCCGTAGATCACGAAAACGCGGACTCTTTCCTCTCTGCATTGTCGGTTCATTCATTTATCTTCGGACGTCACGTTTGACGCTGTATTCCGTTGGCAGTGCCTGTATTTTCTCTCGAACTTGGCTAATCCACACCCACGTTGTGGCAAAGAGGCCGATCACCGGAACCATCGCCGCGGCGAAGACCTTAAAGAAGAAGCTGCGGATATTGCGCTGAAACTCTTTCCAGTCTGTGATCGGCGCTGCGTAGTGTTCATCCATGACGGCAACACGTGTTCCCAGTTCTCCAAACTTTTTAATCATTTCGGTTTCCAAGCGAAGGATGGCTTTCTCAAGCTCGTCGTTCTGCGCCTTGACCTTTTGCATAGTCGGCGAAATGCCACCGTCGATTCGGCCTTTCATGTATTCAACGGATTGCTCGACCTTCGTAAAAGCAATCTGGGTTTGGTGAAACAAATCGGTCAGTGCCGAAATCCGCTTGTCATATAGGTCCGTCGTCGAACGGACCATCCCGGCAATATCAAACGGATGGAGGCGTTCTTCGTCGCTCATGCGTCCTCCACGATCCTTAATCTTCCCCACCACGCGAAGTGGGACGAGGCCATGTACGAATCAATCGGTGTTTGGACAACACCCCATTTAAGGCCCTTGGCTTCGATAACTTGGCTGCCGCCGACGAACGTCCCCACATGGTGAATCACGCCGGTCTCGGGGTTGTGCTTAAATCCCAAATCACCCAGTAAAAGCTTGCCTGGAAAATCGGCCCAATGTCCTGGTATCTTTCGGCACACCTTTGCCTGGTTGTACGATCCGTCGGGAATGGAAATCCCGATCTTATGGAAGGCCACCTGAAAGAGTTCCGAGCAGTCCCACGCCTTGTATTTGGCCCAGTCTTTCTCGTTTGGGTCGTTCTCCACGCCGAAGACGTAAGGCTTCCCCACCTGTTGTTTGAGGAAGTCGATAAACTGGGGCCAGTTTATTTCTGAGTGCTTCATTGGTCCGGCCTTAGCATTCGACTGATGAGGTTCACCAGGCGGCGAATCATGCGAATTTGCTGTTGTTGATAAACGTAAAGCTGGGCCACTGTTGCAGCCGGAACCGTTTCTATCGTATCCATAAGCGTTCGATCCGATGAGAGATTGTCTTCGAAGGCGGCTTTTTCGGGGCTCCGATCAAAGGTAATGCGAATATCGTTGTTCGGGTCCGGCGTGTACTCTAAGGGGGTCGGAACCCAGTTCAAACGCTCGTACACGGCCCCTTGCGCCACTCGGTAGTAATATTTAGTCAACCCGTACTGATCTCGATGCGAGGGAATGCCTTGCGACCGGTTGTAGACATCAATGGCTCGGCCCTGGCCCGGCATTGACGTTTCGTCGGCATAAATGACGGGTCCGTAATTCATGCTGGCTCGTGACCGTTCGTAGTGCTTACTGTCCCAATCGACCGCCACGAGTAGCCTTTGCTGCGGGAAGGGTATACCCGATGGCCAGTTTGCCGGTTGATTGATATCCGTCAGACCGCAGAAGATATGCATAGAGTCCTCCTCTAATTAGGTCGTTCTCGACGACCATCTAAATTGATCAGCCGCCTCAAAATGATGGCCAACGCGCGGTCGTTGGCGTTCGTGGACTGAGCCATCGTGTTGAGTGTGTTCAACATTTGCTGCCGGTTATCTTCGAACTCCGTGCGTTCCGCCGAACGCTGCAATGGCACCACAACATCGGCGCTCGGCGTGTACACGCGCGGCCGCTTAAGCCATCCGCCCGTTCGGACGATCTGGCTGGATGTGTTCACGGTGTACTTGTCGAAACCGCGATAATCCTTCTGAGCAAGCGAGTTGCAGAGATCGGCAACGAGACTCTGATTCCGTAGGTCGCTTTCGTCGACTTCAATCGTCCCGTGGCTGGGATTAAAATTGTCTCGCCGTGTCGCAAATTGATCCCGGTCCAAAATGATTCCGATGATTCGTTTCCGGCCAGGCCGGCCCGGAATGTCCGAGTTCAAAAAGAAGATGATTGCCAGACAGAGATTGATGAAAACGTGGCCCTTCATTAGTCGGCGCTCCCCGCTAACACTGAGACCGGCGTAAATGTGCCGGATCCATTGGCGGCGTAGGTGAATACGGAAGCGTTTTGGAGGTAGCCGGAATTGGCCGCCCGGGCCCCATATTCAACCGCGTTCCTCAGACGAACTTGGCCGCAAAAACATGGATTCGCTATGACGGCCCCAGAGGACGCGCTTATGTTGTCCACGCCAGAACCGTGAATATCGCCATAACCCGTGAGATTCAACTTGGAATTGTTGGCTGCATTCACACCGTAGCCACCGGTTTTTCCAAAGATGGCGAATTGACTCAAGTTTCCGTAGCTGTTGGACATAAGAATCCCAGATCCACCGGCGGTGGGAGCCGACGAAAACATCAGGTAATACCCGGTCTCAAAGCTGGACCCATCGCTCATGTTCCAATCAGCGGTGTTCCAATAAAAAACCAAGTTCTGAGCGAAGAGAGATTGCGAAGCTTGGCGGTGGTCGATTCCGTAGAGGGAACAGCTGGATATATTGAGTGTCGAAGGGCTCGCTTCCGATCCCTGCTGAAAAATCAAGCCATAGCCAAGATTTCGAAAGCCCATCTGCGAAATCTGAATGTTCCTCTGGCCACCCTGGACCGTAATTCCAACGCCCGTGCCACCTCCATCTATCAAGGTATCCGTTGTCGTAAACACCTCGTAAGAGCTGGTGGCGTCAGGAACGTCACCGGGCCATACGCCCACAATCGTGAACGTGCTGGCGTTGTTGAAGTAAATCGGGACGGTGCTTCCCGCTCCCGTGCCTGCTGTGATCGACAGAAATAAACCGGTGTACTGTCCAGCCGTGAAGGGCGTACCACTCACGCGCAAGGTACCGAATCCGTCGGAGCCGTTACCGGACCCATTGGCGGCCGCCACTACAGATCCGGTTCGAAGGGTTGTTTTTGTGCCGCTGATGGTGATAGAAAAACTACCCGTTGGGACCTTGCCTTGGATAACGGTTTCCGAAGGATAGGTGCCCGTACCGAGAATGACGGACACATGACCGCTGTAAGACCCCGGGATCGTGTTCACGGCAAACGGAAGCGTCGCAAACGCACCGGAAAAGGTCGCGGTCCCTTTTGTGAGAGAATCCGTGCCACGGGCCGCGTCGACGTACATGGTCATCGAGCCGTAGCTCCGGATCGGTTGCCAGTCGGACCCGTCGTAGCGATATTCAATCGTTCGACCGACGGGGTTATGAATAAAGCATTGCCCGATCACCGGCGAGGACGGAAAGGCGGTTCCCGTCGAGCAGGATTTATCCCAGATCAGCGTCGATTCGAGGTTCTTGCTGGCGTCCGTGGTGACGAGGCGGCTCGCCGTGAGTCCCGTCACCTTGGCGGAGCTTGCGTTCAACGCTGCGACGGTACCACTCGACACGTTGATAAATCCGCTCTGCTGACTGGACGGACTGATTTGAGCGTAATTGGTATTGCCATTTGGGATATCGGCGTTTGTCAGCGCCGAGGACACGAGCAATTTGCTGGCATTGGTCTTCACAAATTGACTCGCCGTAAGCCCCGTTACCGCTACGGTCGAGGCATTGAAATAGGCAACCGTCCCTGTCGTTAGATTGATTGGCCCTGTCTGCTGAGAGGAGGGGTTGATTTGCGCGTATCGCGTCGAACCGCTGGGGAGTGTATTCGAAGTAACAACTGTGACGTAATCGGGACGCCCGGAAATGCCGTTATGGATAAACTTATAGGTCTCTGCGCCGCACACCGATGTAACAAAGGTGACGGCTAGAAATACGGCGTGCCTTTTCATCGGATGAGCTGCGGCTGCGGCCGAAGTTCCTTCGCGAGACTCCGTGAGATGAACCAACACACAACAAGCGTCGTTATGCAGCTACAAGCCAAGTTAGGATCGATCAGTTTTTTGCTGAAACACTCAAACGCCAAAAGAGAAGTCAGAGCAATCAACACCACGAATTCCGAGGTGAACCATCCCAGCTTATAGGTGCGGAACCGTTTGTAGATACCGCGCCCAAGGATGTAGAGACTTCCCAAAACGGTGACGAGAACGGCGAACACTTGTGGCGATAGCCCGAATCGTCGGGCCACAAACAGGCCGGAAACCGCCAGCACCCCAATCCACAGTTCCGATGTTTTCCAGGATCTTTTCATGCGTAAACCAAACTCGCGCGATTGTCCAGAATCGACCCCTCGGGGGCGACTTTGATGGTATCCGGACTGGACGAGTCCCCCGTATAGGACCACTTTTCTACCCACCAGGCTGCTTCCGACGTCGCGGCGCCGCGCTTGGCTATGCCGTGGTACTCAAGCCGCCCACTCGCGTCATAGAAAAAGGCTTCCTGAATCAGTCCCTTTCCAAAGAACCGCCGGTAAAGTGCAATGTCGCTCGCGTTCAAACTTCCTCCAAATAAAAAAGGGCCAAAACCCTCCGACGAGGATCTTGGCCCGTGTTAAGTCGCCTTAAGTGGGGCTAGCTAATTGATGCGCAAATTCAACTCAAACAAATCTTAATCACATCTTAACTTGACACAGTGGTGCACTGGTGGTACACTACTTTCAAAAAGGAGATAAATCGATGCCCACATCATTGCCTCGCGTTCAAGTTGCATTCGACAAGGGAACGTATGAGATCCTCGAAAAGATCTCCTCTGTTGAGAAAGACTCTTTATCCCATATCGTGGCTCGTCTTGTGAAATATGCCATAGAAATGTCCGAAGATTTAACTCTCGGCGAAATCGCCAATAAAAGACTCAAGACGTTCTTGCGAGATGATGCGTTGACATCCGAGGATCTTTTAAAGTGGAACAAAAACCGAAGAAAGGCATAACTTTTAAAGTTCTTTGGCACTCGGAAATTGTCGACGACTTCCGCGATATACCGCAAAATATCGTTGAAAATATCATTGAAGCGTCGACTTACCGCCTTTCTCAGGCCCCCCAATTGGTTGGTGCCCCACTTAAGGGAACCACTAACCTCGTCTGGAAGATGCGATTTTCTGCTTACCGTATTCTCTTTACGATGAACCAAAAGTCCGAAGAAGTCTGGGTGTTGTCTGTTAAACACAGAAGTGTCGTTTATAACCAGCAAAACATAATGAGCGTGTTGCAAATGGCTATAGCGATTCACCAAAGCGGCGGTAGCATTAAACCGCTCGAATAGTCGTTTAATAGAGGAGGTAAGTGTCATGCGTTTATTGTTCCTTTTCTTACTTGTCTTTAGCCCACTCTTCTGTACTGCCGAAGAATACTTAGGAAAGATTTCGGCCAACGAGTTTGATCAAGATTCAATTGCCAACCCCTACGGAGCTGGAAGTGTTTACAAAGCAAACGGGATAATGAATCCATATAGTCCTTATGGCAATCCTTATAGCAATCAAAGTTGGGCCAATCCTTATGCGACTGACGCACCACGACTTTATGATTCCCAAGGCAATTACCGTGGGAAATTAAGTCTAAACAAGTTCGACTTGGATTCCGTTTCTAATCCGTATGGTCGATACGGTAACAAGTTTTCTCCTGAAAGTGTTAACAACCCTCACGGCGCTGGTAATAAATTCAAAAGTGATAGTCCGACTAATCCATATGGAACTGGTCTTGCAATAGTTGCTGGTCAACCATCTGCTCATACCCCGTCTTACTCCAACTTTAAAGATCCGTATAATTCTGTTAGTAATGGAATTTATACTGGCATGAATCTTGGAATGGCTATTGCTGCTAGTCAATGGAACAGACGGCATAACCAAATAGAGAAATTGCTTGCCGAAGTAGAGTTTATCGCTAAGTTGCTCACGGCTGATGAAGAAGCCGGCTTTGTTCTTTCCGAAGAAGATAGAAAGTATTTGGGAGACGAAGCACTCAAAAGATTCAGAGTCATAGAAAAATTGCAGCAATGATTTCATTTGTTATCTGAACCTGATTTAGAAGAAAAATAAGACAAAAGCCGTGAAGCAACCAGCCCTGCTTCCGGGGTTCCTTTCGGCAGCTCAATTCCTTTCGTTAACAGTTTTCTTATAGGCGAAGATAAATATGCTTTTGCAAGCACCGTTGGACTCACCAAGATCGCAATGCCGGAAGCAGGATGACTAATTGCCCAAGCGAACCCCGCCCAAGTGACTATGTTTTGAGCTGTACCAGATGGATTCCCCGCTAACTGTTCTGCCTTACCCATCTTTTCTCCAATGTGGGCCATAGTTTTCAAATCATCCAGCAAATCTTTTGAGAATAGAGCTTTTAGTGTTTCATCTCCGTAAGTATTGAGTCGCGCCGAAAAACGAGTTGGTGAGAAGTTTCCTGTCTTCTCTTCAGAAAGTAGTTTCGCCAAAAAACCCTCGCGCACTTTTTCCATGCCTAGGTTCCCAAGCTCCTTCTGAACTGCCCTAATATTGCTCGTGTTTTTCGGTTGGACGATGTAGTCGATAACCTTTTCGGGACGCTGCTTAAGTAGCGACTTAAAAAGCGGATTTTCAACAGTCCTTGTGTCGGCTCTTTGCAATCCGGCAATCAAATCCTCAAATTGGTTAATCTCCTGAGGAGAAAAAATCGTTTTTAGCGTTTCTCCATACTGATCAAGTCGCGAACGGACCACGTCTGCGGTAATTGCCTCGCCCTCACCGGTTTCAGTGAGACGACTAACAAATTTCTTTTTTAAAGGCGCGAAAGATTCCTCGCCGATTCCCTGTCTAAGCATTTTTATTTCCGTATCGGCGCCAGGCTTAAAGACCATCCCGATTACTTTCTCCGGGTCGGACTTCAAAACCCTCTGGATGTCAGCTCGCCCGAATAGCTGCTTCGACTCCTTGTAAAAGGCTCTGGCTACGGTCAGTGCATTTTCCGCTTCAGTCCCCGCCGCTTTCATAAAATCGTCGGCATCTTGTTCCAGGGCGCCGAACAAACGTTTATATGTAGATGCGGAACGGTCACTGACGAACTTTGTTCCTTGCGCAGCCTTGCTAAATCCATAGGATGGATCCGAAGACGCTATCAACTCCCCCAACCGTGAACGTATGCTGTTCAAGTCTGACCAATTCAATGGCTTCCCTTCGGCCAAATCAGTGAGAACGCTCATTGACTCTGAATCACGAAGACTCTGAGGCAAGCTGCCCTCGCTTTTCATTATTTCTTTAGCAGCTTTACTTAAATTTTTCGGCTCGATAGTTAGGTTAGGATCAATATATTCGTCTACCTGACTGTACAGTTCTTGAGACTTACCGAATCTAACCTGGGATGCCTTCTTTATGGCCTCCTGCCCCGCCATGCCTATCTCTTCGTAAGTTTCAGATGACCCTAGACGCTTCAGGAAAGAATCCTTTAACTTGTTAGCCGTGTCAGTCCTAAGCTTGGTTTCTCTGTTGAACACGGTATCTATCTGGTTCTTAAGCTGCTCACCAAGAGCCTCTATGGTTTCTTTGGGCCCATTCTCCGCAAGAATTGCTTCGCGACGTTTCACTAACTTTTCCATTTGTCCGATTCTGAACTTGCGGATGATGTCGGCTGAGAATGGGGTTTTTTCTAATGCGCTCTCGATCAGGCTCAGATTTTTTGATCCAGTTAACTCGGCTGGAGTCAATTCAATTCCAAACCGCACCGCTTTCTGAGCCAATTCAACGCCTTTCTTGCCTGCAACAGCTGCGATTTTAACAGCTTGCGATGCTGGGAGTTCAGGGCTTGCCGTCATAGCAATATCCGGACCCATGGAAATAAACGTTCCGACCCCAGCCGACACATAGGGATTAACTTGTTCGCGACCAAGATACTCGCTTGCGATTTCGCCAGCCTTACCAGCTAACTTAGATGCTGCCTCAGGTATTGTTTGCAGGAATGATAAAGGCGAGTAGTTTTGCGGATCTTTCAATTGATCCACAACAGCAGAGCGCAACGATCTTGGCTGCTTCTCCTCTATCTTCTCGGCCGAAACATTGGGATCGTCCAGAAAACGAATACGCCCTTTTTTTGAAGGTGCGGTAGGCTGAGATTGATCTTCATCTAAAAATCGAATAGGCACGTTATTCCCATATGGCAGGGCGCCCGCCAACGATAATGCTTAAACCAGGCGTAAGCTTTGCCTTTTCAGCCTCTTCGATAGACTCGAACGTTGGCGTCTTTCCAGAAACCGCATTCCGCCAGTTCTCGTAATGAACTTTGACTTCAGTGAGCCTCTTTTTTAATTGGGTTGGACTCTGCGATTGGTCAAGAGATGCGACAGTCGCTTGCAGATTCTCCAATTCCTGCACCGCCACCTGCCCCAAGGCACCACCCGTTGGGGATGCTTGTCGCATTGCCTGAAGCTCAGCAAATCCGAGATTTGCCTTTATCGTTTGCAAATCGGCAGCAAGATCCTTGGCTGTGCTCCCCGGAATAATTGCTGTCTTGGCGCCTAAACCAGCGGTTGTGGCGCCGACCTTGCTCATTGCTTGGTCTACCTTCCCAATGATTCGGTTAGCTTGTGAGACAGCCCCTTCTTTCACTTTCTCTTGTTTAGTCCGTTCGCCTTCGGCTTTTGCTACTGCCTCTAGTTGCTCAAAAGGAACATCAAGGAATTCGGGGCGGGACGTGCGCAACTTAACCGCTTCTTCTGGCGAAAGGCCCATCTGTCCGGCTAAACGATCAAAGACAAATGGATCTACGCGTTTCTTATTTTCTCCTACTTTAAGAGCTTCTTTCCAAGCGTGTTCTGTTACAGCGCTTACTTCCTCTCCGGACTCGCCAATTCTTGCGCCTTGTGCGATTAACCATTTCCGGCCAAATTCAGGATCCCACGCACCACTTTTGGTGTTCTTGGCCCAAGTATCCAATGCTTTAGCAAGCTGTTTATCTGCACCCTTTTGCTCAAACGCTTTTGGATCAAATTTGGGTACGTCAACGCCAGCCTTTTGATAGTCATTAGCAGCACTTTGGATGAGTCCCATCATGGTTGTCTTATCGTTCTTCATTGTTCGAGCAAGTTCAAGTTTGGAATCGGCCGCTTTTAACGCCAATTCTCGTTCTCTAGCTGCTTTTTGTTCTCTGACTTGACTCACCGTTAGAGCGATATTCAATCCTCTCTCGACACCGCCTGCTAAAGAGGCAAATGGATCCACGAATTCAGCCATTTACGCAGCCCTCCTCGTCAGACGGAATTTCCTGTCAATCTTCCGGTCCAAAGCCCGGATTGAGGTGAGAAGAATGTTAAGCGTGTTTCCAACATCCTGAGCCTTCCGGTCTGGCGTCACGAATTCTTTTGGGGCTTCTTCGGCAATGATGCCGATACGCTTCCCTTCGCCGTGTCGCGGATCTTTGTAGTCGAAAGTGTAGACGTTGCCCTTTCGAACGAGGTCGAAGACCTTGTTTTCTTCGCGTTTTGTCAACCTATGAATGTTCTTCTTGGCCTTTTTGGTAGACATCAAGCCCATTAAACCGAAACCAGCACCAGCCCCAGCAAGCCAAGGGGCTTTCATAAGAAGGCCAGTTGTAGCGAGGGTACTCGCGAGATTTAGGAGCCCGCCTTGTCTTTGCGAACTTAAGGCAGAATTTTGAACGTCCGCCCCATACTGCATTTGCCTCTGATTCGCGTAAGGCGATTGCAAGGCACCGTAGGCAGCCGTCAAAGAGGGGTAAGCACCCATGAACCTGGCCGGACCATGTTCCGCAGCCGAACTCAAGAAATTAAGCGAGGTCAAAGCCGGATTTGCTGTTGACGAACCACGCAGCTCTTGTACAAGGCCGAACTGGCCTAAGTTTCTGCTGGTTGCCGCATCCAACTCCCCTCGCCTTGAAGCGTCTTCAATCAGGTTGTACCGCTTCTTAAATGTGTCCAAGGTTTGTACGGCCGGCGTACCGATGGCAACGGCCGTATCGGGGTCGTCCCCGATCACGTCATAGCCGCGGCGCCGCAAGTTCTCCGCTACGCCAACAAACTCGCGCTTCTTTGATTCGGCTATTGCGGGATCGATGGGCAACTTCCCTTCCAGGGCCATTTGTTGGCGGTTCATGAGTTGATCCAGAATTGACCCCGCCTTTTCCTCTATCTCTCGATCCCGGGCAGCCAGCGACTCTTGATACTGAAGGTTCTGCTGAATCCGATCCCTCAAGCCCTTTACGGCCTCTTGGTCGAGCTGCAGTTCGGTACGGCCCGGAGTCACTTCGCCCGGCAAGACGTTTTCCCTTACGAACCCTAATTCCATCTTTCTCCGATCATCTGAAGCCCCGCTCAATGTATCGCTGAACGCTCGGACAATACGATCCTCCGGGCTCAGTCGTCGGATCGCGGGGGTCAGCTGTCGGGTTGATTGGATAACTTTATCGATGTACTGATCAGGGAGCTGCCCTCGTAAGCTTTGGATCGCATCGATTTCCGAGATCGGACGTCGTGCCCTTTGCGCTGCCAGGTAAGTCTCTCGTGCCTTTTGTCCCAAGGATCGAGCCGCATTGAATTTATCGATATCCGCAACGGTTTCCCGGCGCTCAGTACCGCGCGACTCCGGGATATCGATGCTTTTGTAGAGGCCGCTAATCCCTTTGAGAATGTTCTGCGTTTCTGTGGCTTTCAGTGATTCGTCCGTCAAGAGCTTCGAAAACTGCTCAAGGCTGAGTTTCTGTTGATTGAGCAGATCCAGTTCTTGCGGCGATAATCCGGGCGGGGTCGGGACCTTGGGGCTCTTAGACATGGGAAAACTCCTTCTTAAAGAATAGATGCTCGTCGTCTCGTCCGTACTGCTGCGCACCAAGGCGATTGAAAATTCCATGCATGGTTTTGTGCTCCGGTTCGCTGCACACAAGCCAACCCAAAAGCCGATGTTGCCGTATGTGGTCCTCGACTTGTTTGAGGTCTTTATAAAGACGCATCTTAAACCGAGACGATTGCTCGCCCACCCATCGGATGAACACCCAGCCGCTGTGGACCACGCGAGCCTCCATTACGCCATCGCTAAGAATCGTCTTTTCCATACCTACTCTTTCTTTTCCGCTTGCTGCGACTCTTCAAGCTTCAACTTGATTTGTCCGATATAGGCCGAGTTCCAACCCAGAACGTTCTCTTTGGCGCGATTCCAGAGCAAACGGAAATCGGCATCTTCAAGCTGAACCGAATCGCCCGTCGCGCTTCGGATCTTGATAGCAACTTGGAATGACCAAACGCCTTCATCGGCATCTTTTGGCGTTGGATTGCAGGCCAATCGCAAAAGCATCTGCTTATAAGTCGGGATGGTCCCCTTGTTTTTCTCGTCGAGCAAGTCCTCGTCAACGAAATAGAGCTTTTTGTTCAATTCAGTAATGATCTTCATACGTCTCCTAATTAATTTGGAATCCGAAGAAGTTTAAAACCAGCCCCGCCGGAATCGGCCGCGCCAACCGTAACTCGTTCCAACGCAGCGTTGTCAACGTCGTAAATCATGAAGCGGGTTTGAGTCGCGACCCCCGAACTATCAAAACGGGCAACCTCAACTCCGTTGGACGCGATGCTGAACTGGTTGGCCCCCGACCTAAAGGCTCCAAGCGTAGCTCCGTTTTCGAACGACATCGATGGAGCGCCAGCCGTCCCGTCAGGGAAATAAACAACACCCGTGTGACTGAAGTAAAAATTACCGGCCGCGTCGTTATCCAACACAATATCGGCGCCAGATCCGGTTTCAAATTCCCAGGTGACAATTCCCACCTTTGTCATCTTGATAAAGGCCGCAGAAACGCTGTTCGCTTGTTGAATATGGAGCTTTGTACCAGATGGCGAAACCCCGATTCCGACGGAATCAGAGAAGGTCTTATTCCCCGTAAAAGTGATCGCGCCGTTAACAATCGTTGTAATATCCGAATCGGGATCGATGTACCACTGGGCCTCGCCCGTTATTTGCTTGATCAAATAGCGGAGGCGAGCCAGTTCCCCTTGCCCGTCTGTTGCCAGTGATTCGGTCCCGCCCGGATAGGGATCGGCCGTTGTCTGCATCTGCGACACGGTGGCTGAGTAGTCACCGATGCCCGCAAAGTCGCAGTTGTTGATATGGTTATCGTGTTCGGCGTTCCGCTCGGAGGCGGTAATTGTGTCGCCCGTATTTACGGTTGTGACCTTTGAATAATTTCCCGGCACGGTTTACCTCACTTCTTCTTCTTGCATTTTTTCTTGGACGCTTTGGGCACGTCCGCCGACACCACAGGCTCGACCGTCTTTTCGTGAAGGCATCCATTCTTTTTGAAAACCTCACACAGATCGTTGGTGCGCTGAACCGCATCTTTCAACGACGTGTGCGAGTCAAACACCTTCAAAGCTTTCACGTTGGCCCACCTCTTTCCGTTCTCCTGAATGTCCTGTTCATGTTTCTTGGCCCATCGGTCTTCATTGGCCATGCTGTTTTTGATTTGGGCAACGATCCTGTCACAGGTGTCCGGGCAGGTATCAAAATCGATCTTTTCGTTCTTCTCGCAATCAGCGCACATATGAAGATTGATCACGGTCCCGTCGCTTAACGCCATCGGAACCCGTCTGTAATGGCCCAGTTTTACCAACGTCAACACCTTCTCGCGCCGAGGCGGATCCGATTTGATATCGAGTTCGATGTAATGGCGCGTAACGACTTCGCAACCACAACACTGGCACCGGATGCACTTGGGTCCCAACGGAACGGGTCGCGCCTCGCTTAATTCATCAAACTCGACGTATTCGTGTTCGAAATGGCTCATGCCGATTTCGCCTTCGCGCCCATCACGCGGAAATCCGTTAAATCTTGCGAGAGAAAGAAGTCTTGGCCCGCCACGTTGTTGTAGAACTCTTTCTGAATGCGCTCGCCATAAGCATTAATGTCATAGGTTGGCGCAATGATCTCATCGCCCCCATAGACGGCGGTGCCATACAGGCCCGTGCCGTAAACCGATCCGGTACCAGCCAGCGAAACCGTCGTCGAGACTTTCTGTTCCCCATCGATATAGACAAGGACATTCAAGTTGTAGCTGCCCTGCGGCACTTGAATGATCTTGCCCCGCTTGTAGTGTTTTCGAACGCGGGGATTGTCAAAAGATGTGTTGGCGGTTCGAGCCCGAGAAGCGTAACCGTTTCCAGCGTCACTCTTATTGGTTTGGTTGAGCTTCCAAACGAATCCGTCGTAGTCACCCGTGTAAAGTTCGGGATTTCCTGTTCCCGTTTCGATCAAGGCCGAGCAAGACGCTCCAAACCCCGATGCAAAAGACGTGTTTTGGTCAATCGACCAGGCGGCCTCCAAAGGACGGTCCAAATGGAATTTAAGCGCGGTATCGACTTCGGTCTGGCCAGCTCGCACCACGAAGAAGTACACGATGCGCCGAACCGGATCGAACGAACAATGGAAATCGTCAATGAAGGACAACCGCACGTTTTCTCGAATCCAGCGGTCCATGTACGACGCCTTTGTCAGATCCGCCATTTGATAATCGCCGTACTTCTGCGCCGTTGTCACCGAATAGATGACACCGTTATCCATCATGCAGAGCAAATCGTTGTAGACGTTGGCGATCAGGCGCCAATGGGAGACCCCGCCCGCCCATTGCGCCGGGAACACGCTCCACGACGATGGGGTTGGATCCGTGTCATCCAAGATGTGACTCTTTTGCTTCCCCATAAAAATCAAGCGACCGCCATAGGTCGCCATGCCAGTTAGGCCATAGCCATCTCCAAACCGCACGGGGATCTGTATGGTGGAAGCGCTGAAATCGCCCCCATCGTCTGCGGCACTGGCATAGGCGTCTTCGCGCGAGCTTCCAAAGACGCCCGCCCACAACCGCCGTTTAAAAGGGAGTAATTGGTTCGGTCGATTTCCCGCCGACCATGCGGCCGGGGCTGCCACATCGCTGGTCGAGACGGTCGCACCGTCCCATTCCTGTGGCAAATTGGAACCTTCGGCGATGTAGACCTGGTTATTTAAAACGGCGAACGAATATTTGTTGGAGGCGGAAAGACCGGTTTTGATGGTGTCTGTGTAGTTCTTGTAGATTTTTCCATCGGAGGCCCCGAACATTTTGTAGGACGTCCCATTGTTCAACCTGAATTGATGAAGTCCAAGAATTCTTGGCGCACCTGTAACGACGGTGGAATTATCTTTGGACGTCCCTCGCCGCTTGGATACACCACCTTCAAAAAGATCGACGTTCCGGCTCGGCTCCGTCAAAGAGGTGATCGGAATCAAATCGATGTTGGGATTAAAGTTGAAGCCAGCCGCGTGAAGCGGGATCGCGTAGGCTTGACCCATGTAGCCCATTAGAGCCTCAGCCTCGTTAGCTCGCCACCGTAAGGAATGTGGCGGACGAGCAGAGTTTGAATCCCATCGTCAAAAAGTTTCTTCGTCGGGATGTATTTATCGTTGTCTTCCAGCTCCATGATCTTGTAAGCCAGGCCGTTGGTCAGGACAAAGCGCCAATCGCGCAAAATGCGAGTAATCCGTGTGGCGTTTCCTTCCGTAAGATCCACCTGGTGAACGTGCATGAAATACTTGAGATAAATGCCGTAGGTGGATAAATCAAACGGTCTGTCGAAAACGATTTGCCGGTTAAATTTGGCATACGCCGACGGAATTCCGAGACTCGGGGCCACATTGTCCTCGTCAAATTCCCGGATATTTTCCTCTTCCAAGAAGCGCGGTTTGTTGGCAATCAGATACGTGGAACTGGCTGATGGACTTGTGCTCGACCACGATGAAACCGTCGCAACTTTCGTGCTGGTGTTGTAGGCGGTGCACACACCATAACTGTCCACGCCAGTGCCACCCGTAATGACAATGGTTTTCCCAACCACATCCGTTTCCGTGGCATCTTCATTGGATGCAAAGGTAATACTGGTGGAACTTCCCGTCTGGGCGGTTCCTCGATGCGTTCCGTCCATGATAATCACGGAAATTTCCTCGTCGAAATCTTCAGGGAGCGTAATTGCTCTTAAGCCCTTGGTTGAAATGTCCATGGCTTCCGCTTCCAACGACTTGAGGCGTGTGTTTCCGTCTCGGAACGACGCCATCCAGATTTCGTTCAGAACTTCTTGGAGAAGTCGGTCTGCGCGTGTCGTTTCTGTTGACGACGCAGAATCGACACCGGCCTTTTTGTAGGCATCGGTCTTTATTTGTGTGATTGTCGGATTGTCGGGAACGGCCATTACCTCACCCTCTGAACACGACCTTCGGTTCTATGTGGAACACGATCTTCATTGGGATGCCGTCCGTCGTCGCAATCCCGGCAAACGATCAGACCCGCATGAGCTTCGTCGTGTTTGGCTCGGCGCACCGAACTAAACCGGCACGCAAAACCACACACATCGCACTCTACCCATCGATCACCGGGAATGTATCGAGGAATCCGGTTCATCGCTTTGTGTAATAAAGTGCCTCAACGGTAATATCGGAAGCGGATGCGCCCGTCTCGTATTCGACACGAAGAACGATATCGCCCGCAGACGGGAAAACGCCACCTCCGGTATCCGCCGTCGTCGGCAAGCCGACATCGGTTTGATAGACGGTGCTGTCCGTTGTCCGGTCAGAAGAAAGTAAGTAAGGCGTTCCGCCAGAGGAATTCACGTAAGCCCGAATCACGGCTGGGGCGAAATTGACGTTCTCGACCAAATGCGTACCAACGGTATCGGCCTCGAATACCTTGGAGAAGAACCACTCCACATCTCCGTTCGTTGCGCCGACTTCGGTCACAACGCCGATCTTAATGGTGGCCGTTGAGGCAGCGACTTTATCCACGTTGATTCGAATGTTGGTCAGGCAGGCGTATCCCGTTTTCTCGTGCGGAAAATTGGTCGTGTCCGACAAATCAATCAGGATCGTTGACGTGCTGGCGGTAATGCCATCCAGAAAGTATTTAACGTAACTCGACTCTTCACGCGAAACTTGAAAATCAATAGCGTGCGCCGAAGCACTGGCGAGCATCAACAACCCGAATAAAAGTTTCTTCATGTGTTCTCCTCAAGAAAAAGCCTGGTGAGATGAGTGTTCACCCCACCAGGCTCATTCGTCTTTACCCCATCTTGAAATCTGCCCTTGCCATCGCGTTCCGGGGTGAGAAACGCAAAGCTCAAAGGACTTAGTTAACTCTGATGCCTCTCCGTTACGCGCCCTGGCTGCCGAAGAACCCTCTCCAATCGGAGAAGCCGCGGCTCCATCGCGCCGTTCCTTTGAACTTCGCGTCTTCGGTATCGAAGTCGCCATCCTGCTCAAAGTCCGGCATCCGGCGGTTGAACCAGTTGAGCTGGTGTCCGTCGCATTGAATGAACCAGGCGTCCGTGTCGGTCAGATAGTGGTTCACCATCACTTCCACAATACCTCTCACCGCATTGATGTCGTTCTGAGCGGAACCGGGGAGCAGTTCTGACTTGAGGACACGAACCGCGTTGAACTGGTCGCTCGGATGAACGATTACTTTCCGGGCCAAGAGGTTGATTGGAAGGCTCCGATCATCAACCGTGGCCGCAATGTCGATCAACGCTTGCTCAAGGCTGGTATCTGAGAAGTCCGCAGCCGTTGTCAGTTCGTTCTGCTCGGTGCCGCCACCGGTGAGCGGATGATCCGTCGCACAAAGCTCTTTGCCGTCTCCGCCGGTGTAGCTGCTGTTGAAGGCTCGGTTTAAGACGTTTGCCGCATCCTGTTCTTGCGAGATGCGCATCGAACGACCCAAGGCCGCTGGCATCTTCCGCATGATGTTGTACAGGTCGTCTTCCCACATTTCGCGCGTCACGCGGAAACCCAGACCAAAGGTTCGGTGTGTGTACCGAACGTTGAAACCCTGGATCGGGTCGTCGTAGGTGATCCCAGACCCTTCGTCTTTCTCAGGAACCACACCGAATCCCGACACGCCGGAATCGTCCTCGTACTGACGGGTGGATTCCAAAATGTTGAAAATCCGGGTGTACTCAAGCGGATACTGATTGAAGTTGTTGAAGAAGATTTCTCGAAAGCCAGGGGCTAGTAAGTCCCCGAAGCTGGATCGAATGGCTGTCATATGTGTCCTCCTAGGTATTTTTGGTTTCTGAATGCGCCTGTGATGGCGAAGGCGCCCCTAGAAGGAGCGAAGAGGGCTGATAAGCCCTGGGTCGAAGACCCAAAGTCGAACTGCTTTTGTGAAAGCGGGGCAAGGCCCCGAAAAAACGTTTAGTGCGATCCGAGAAGAATAAGGACCGTGTTATTGGAGTCTGCGGTCAGGGCTTTGCCCAGGCCCGCTCCGTCGGTCGGCGTGTTGTCAGTCGCCACGCGTCCCGCGATAGCCGTGGACACCAAAATGTCCCCAACCGCCACCGTGTGCGTCGTTTTGACAACAGCCAAGCCGGCCACTTTGATCCGACCCACAGAACCGTTAGTAATCGATTCGTCCACGACGCCAATGACTTTGGTGTCATTGGCGGTCGTGGTCGTCGCAAAACTGCCGTTTGCACCGACCGAGGAAATCACGACGTCCCCTTGCGTCAACGTGCTACCGGATTGATTCTTGAGTTTGACCACCAATCCGCCGTGACCACCGTCTGAGGTTGTCGGGGTGGCATCCGAGTTTGAAAGAACCAGATCACCGTTATAGAGCACAAGGTCGGGTGAGTCGGTGTTCGTTAAACGGAGAACGTCCGTAGTCCGAAGAGCGGACGCTTTGCCTTTCAACGACCATATATCCGTCGACGCAGCCCAAGCGAGACCAACAACCAACACTAAACCAAGCGGCAAAAATTTCTTAAATCGTTTCATTCGTCCTCCTAAGAGTTAATTCCGACCGCTACATAATCGCGGTTGTTCTTCCGCACCTCGTAGGAGGTGAAATGCGCTTTCATCAAAGCGTCCATATCAGCGTCCGAATACCCCCGGACGTGTTCAAAATGGCCTTGGATCTCTTCGCGCCACGGCGTTGCAATCACAACTTTTCCGCCTGGCTTGCACAGAGATTTCATCAGGGAAATCAGTTTGGCATCGTCGCGCAGGTGCTCGATGGTATGGGCGGAAACCACTACATCAAACGTTTGACTGTCGCCGTTTACGGCATAGGTCCGGATGTCCGCAACCTTTCCATCGAAGCCTTGGGTCTTGAGAATTTCAACGGCCTTTGCCGAAAAATCGTAGCCGGTCCCCTCGATACTTTTGGCCTCCCGCAGTTTCTTAAGGAGAACGCCAGGCCCAGATCCGATATCCGCAACTTTGGCCTTTTCTGGAATCTCGGCCGCAATATCCCGCAAGGTTTCGGGATAGTGTCCCTCTCGGGAAGCGTTTTTAAGGAATTCCTCACTCCAAATCGTGTCCCAGTAGTCTTTTTCAAGGGTTTGGTTCTGAGCGATGCCCGTCATGTGCTGAAGTAAGCCGCATTCATGAGCCGCTTTCGCAAAGAGATGATCGAAGTAGTAAAAGCCACCGTGGGCGGAAATAATCCGTGTGTCCACGTAGGTTTTAAACCCTTTGTCTTTTGCTCTTAAACAAAAATTGATGTCGTGCCCTTCGCTCCGCACACCACGACCCTTCTCCCAGATATCCTCAAAAGGCGGCCATTCAATCGCTTCAATAACGCTTTTGTGGATCAAGAGGCAACCGGATCCAACCCAATCCACTTCAACAATTGGATTTGACGGGTCCTTGGCGTTCAGTTCGGAGAACTCCGACTTCCAAGGACGGCCGTGCACATTCACGCCCAAGACTTTCCCATTAAAGTCTTTAGCCCACCCCGCAACAGGGGCCCATGGGGCGACTTTGGTTTGGTAAAGGCCGCTCACGATTTTGGCCCCGTATTTTTCAACGGTTTCGGCCATTAGCGGAATGGTCATCGGGGGGAACTGCTGGTCAACGTCCATCAGAAACAGCCATTCGGCACCTAGATTGAGAGCCTTGTAGATGCCGTCATTGTAGCTGGACGCTTTAACGGAAGTGTCGCCGGGTACCATGAAAGAGTCGGCGGGCTTCATCATCCGCAAATAAGACCACAGGAAATAACGCGGTTCCATGCAGTGATTATTAACGTTGACGAAGCCCAGCCGACCCTTAAGCATGTTCATTAAATACCGGCGCTCCGGTGCCTATAGAGATGGCGGTTCAGTTGAACGATATGCGTCGCGTACTTGCCGATTTCGAGTCCGCCGCCTGTCACGAAGCCCAAAACTTGAACGGGGTCCGTAGTTGCGGTTCCAGCTGCACTGGCATCGATCTCGACTTTGCTTTGTCCCGTGGTTGTATTCGGGGCTGCCAAAATCAGAGCGAACGTCGCTCCGACCGCGGCCTGGGAAGGGGTCGCAGCATCGCCATCGTCCTGGATCGTAAAGAGCTGATGCGGATCGTCGTAAACCCAGACTTCCGGCGGGGTCGTTACACCCGAGGCGGGTGCCGCAACATAATTCGCGGCGACGCCAATAATATTGGCCGAACCGGTCGTTGTGACAATCCGGTGGATACGTCCGTTGGCGGCAAGAGCTACGATGTCGCCTTTTCCGATACTGGTCGAGGTTCCGCCGAGGTATTTCCGAAGGCGGGGCGGTCCGCCGTTGTTACCGTTCCACGGTTTTAAGCCGCGAGGTGCGTCTACATTAGCCATTGTGGCCTCCTGTGGGATTCATCCCAATTGGTGAAGTCATTCTTAACCAACAGCGCCGGATCGGCGGGAACGACAGGGCGGATGCCCTAGGCGCACACAGGAGTTAAATCCTTGGCGAATGTGAGACGCGGACAAAATGTCCGAGCGAGGAAAGAATAATCCCCGTTTGATAAAAAAGTCAAGACTATTTTTGCTTAGGCGTCTTTTCCTGAACAACAGTTGGATTTTCTTTCGGAGCCGGTTTTCGCATGAGAACCAAGCTGACCCCCGCCTCAACCCGTTCGTCCCTGGACCCACCGTATTCAGAAGCATTAACGTACGTCCAGCCCTCGGCAACGTAATCCCCGGCCGACTTAACGTTTACAAACCGCACGGCACCTTCTTTAACCTTTGACATTTTTATTTTCATATCTCCCTCCGATTAGTTATCTTCGCCCGTTTCCGTCACAGCGCCCGTTACGGGAACCCTGTGACCTGATCCGGCTGCTGCCTGATCAAATTCCCTTTGCAAATCCCGTTTGACCGCTGCTTCCCGTTGTCTCACAACGTTATCGAGGTATTGGCGTCGTTCCTCGTACTTCTCAATCGGGATCTCCATTAAGACCATTTCCCGGCGTTTGACTTGCGTTCCAGGCTCTTGACCTTCGCCAGGCACCCGCTGATTGAGACCATAGTGCTCGGCATTCGCGAAGGTATAGCCCTGCGACAACCGCTGTTCAATTTTGCGTGGCGAGACGAAACAAGCATGGAATCCCGGCCGAGACTTGCCAAGGCGCAGCATATCCATGCGCCACGGATTGGCTCCTTCTTTGGTCCACGGCTTTGTCGGCTCTTTGTCTCGAAACGCCGGATGGATGTGTTGCGGCCCGCCGCTTCCCGGTCTCGGTCCAAACTTATTGTCCGCTGATGCTTTCGGAGGCCGTCCCGGCCGCCGTTTGATTTGCTCCTCCATTATCGTCCTCCTCGGGGCTTAATCCCCATGGCTTTCTTATGCGAGACGTACTTCTCTTTCAACTTGTCGACGGGCATTCCCGGCCAGAGATTTCTAGCCGTACGAAGTTCGATCTCGCTTAATTCATCCTCACTTTCATCGCCAGACGGCGGAATATCGCCAGCGCTTTCCACGTCAACGGGTTTTGGGGCAGAGGACGCACCTTTCTTTTTCTTGCCGTACTCATATCCCGCCTTGAACGGATTGGCTTTCGAATAAATTTCCTCTCGAAGCTTCGGGTCGTTCTCCATGTCACGTTCGGCAATAGCCGCATTTTCTTCATAGTCGTCGTACATCGCATGCATCATCATGATCATGTTTTCGTTTTGAGTCTTGCGAAGCTGTTCCGACCACGACTTCTGCAATTCCGTCTGGTTGTTATCGACCCAAGCGCGATAACCTTCTGGATCTTCGGCAGGGTTTGGAGCTGGCGGCTTTGGCCGATCCGCTTTTTCCTTCGCCAACGACTCCATACGTTCGGCCATGTCCCGACTGTGTTTGCGAAGAGCATCGAGATCCTTTCTCAGTTCTTCTTTCTCGCGTTCCGTGTCTTTCATCTTCCGATAGATCTCGTTCCATCGGGGCGAGCCTTCTTTTGGCTCGTGTTTGTCCGCATCTCCCTTTGCGGCTCCATTCAGAGCAGCCGCTTTCGGCTTCTCCTCTACGGCAACATCTTCTTTTACTTCTGGCTTATCCATTGGCAGGAACCTCCTGTAATTGCGGCGCTGTTGCGCTGGCTTCCGTCAAATTGATCCCTTCTTCTTCAAGAAAACCCAGAATATCGGGTTCGTTCATCACGAGCGTATCGTTGTACCGTTCGTCCACGTAAACGGAATCGACGGGAATCTCAACGCCTGAATATTTAGCGAAGAGAACAGTGTCTCCATCCTTGACCGCCACGCAATCGGGCCCAGCATGAAGAACTTTCCCTACCATCCAGATTTTCTTGTACTTCTCCGGAACCAGAATTCCCTTCACCTCGTTTTCCGCGAGACGTTTCACGAACATGCGCTGCCCGTAGGCCGCGAGTTTGTAGCTCATGCGTTTTCCTCCCTTTTGTTTTCATCAATGATCTTGTCCACCAAAGTCATCATCTCTTCCATGGCGTAGGCGTACCCCTCCGCAAAATTCGCTTCAGTTAATTTGCCTTCTCGGACATAGGCCCGTTCCAAAGACACGTGGTACTGCTTAAGACCGACGATCTCGTCCCAAAAAGGACGGCCTTTTGGGTCGTTCCGCCATTCCCGCAAATCTTCTGCGGAAAACTCGCGCTCAGATTTCTTCATCCATGCCTCCGTTCATGCTTGGGGCAGGTTCTGGCATCGTAGGTTCGACCTCGCCTTCTTGCGGCGGTTTCGCCTTGCCCACATTGTCTAGGTAGTCTTTGACGCCTTGCGTTCCTAGACTGGACCGCGTTTTCTCTTCCAACATCCAAAGTGCCCGTGTTTTCTCTTTGTGTTTTTTGAGAATCTCTTTGTATTCGGGCGCCATCTCTTTGTAGGCGTCGGTCTTCTCAAACGCATCGTGAATCGCCAAATGGAGCTCGTGGTTTTCGCCAGGCTGCGGATCGTGCGTGAGCCCTTGCATGAACATGGCGTTTTCGGCGTCTGGTGACATGGGTGGCTCTGGGAGTTTCGGTAAGTAACGGTTCACTTTCTTGTGGTCGTAAGACTCAATGAAGTCCTTCGTCGCTTCCCAGAGGGCCTGTGGGTTTTGCACTTGGACGCCTTGCGGGACCACGCCTGTGAGCGGGTTTTGAAGCATGAAAGCAACCAGTTCCTGGGCCTCTTGGCGCCGCTGCAACCGGCTGGCATACGTCGGATCGCCCACCGGAATCACATGCTTCACACCGTCCATGTCGGACCGATTGATCGCCTTAAACGCGATGTTCTCATCCCCCTCCATCACAACGTATTGCTTGGATTCCGGGAGAAAGAGCTGGTTGTTTAAGAAGATCAGGCGCAGTTCTTTCTCTAAAGATCGGAAGAGGCGCTTGGTCATGACGCCAAACTGAATCATGCCCTGCTCGATCACGGCCAAGGTTCCACCGGTGACGGGTGACCGCATCCCTTTCGGGAATCGGCCCATCATGAAGTCGGACACGCTCGTAAACTGCTCGACGTACTGCTGAATGAAGCCCAAAACTTGGAAGAGGGATTGATCCAGACGCTGCATGTTCGGAAAGAACACTTGGCTCGCGTCCTCGACCTCTTCCATGTGCCCGGGGGACAGTTTGATTTCGCGACGCTTGAGTCCAGCCCGACGGCCATAAAAGCCGAACGGCTGGTTAGAAAGCCGTCCGGCGTCAAAGATTTGGTTGAAGGCCGTGTTCGCCATCTCGTTTAAGACTTCCAAGAAATGGCCGAATCCGAAGGAATAGAAGCCTTCCGGGTTGGGAATGAAGTGGTAATCGACGAAGTAATCAAGGTCTTGGCTCTTGCCGCTGGCTTGGATTTGAGCTTTAACCGCTCGAAGGAGCGTATGACTCGGGTGGTCAACGGTGAGGACGTAGGGCGTGTAGTCTTTGTCCAGAGACGTTTTATAGAGAAGGTGCTGCTCCAACATCAGAAGCGGCTTTTCACCCGATGCTGACGACGCCGATTCCGTTTCATCTCGCGTCTCTTGAATCGGCATGGACGACACAGACGCCGAATCACGCTTCACCTTGGCAAAGTCCACGTAAAAACCGTTTGTCGCCTTTCTTTCGAGCTCATCGTAGTGTCGGAAAAGGCGGTGCGTTTTCCGGCGGGCGGATTTCATGTTCCGAGTCCGGTACGGGAGCACCAAATCGACGCCCGAGACGTATTCGGAGACGGGCCGCTGGTTTTTTGAGTCGTACCAGACCTTTTTAAAGTTGGTCCCACCGATAGCGGTGTTCAAAATGAGCTTATCCGTCTCCTCCTCAAACTCCTCCATGTCGTATTTGATCTGCCAATTGGTGAAGTCTTCCGCTCGCTTCGCCCGATCAACGTCATTCAGTCCGACAGGGATCACTTTGGCGAATTGAGGTGGGGCAAAGAACGCTTGGTAGGCCCGACCATGGAACTGATTGCACGCCACGGCCAAAAGAGGCAGACACACGTTGGAGGCGTCTGGCCAGGGCGTCGTTTTCTTGTCGCGGTGGCACATCCAGAGCTTGTAGTAGCGGTTTCGCTTCTCTTCCCACGGCATCCGATCTTTTACGTCTTGGTTGTAGGTCTCAACGACCATATTCCCAATCTTTTCCCGTTCTTCTTTCTTTAAGAGTTTCGCGACGTTCTTAAGGCCCGGATCTTCGGGCGACTTGAGTAATTTTTCTGGCATAAAATCTCCTTTAGTAGCCGGTAACCGAACTGCGTCCTGCTGTTAAGGGCGCTCGTTCGGGTTCTTCGCTGTCAACCATGTCGCAGTAAGGCTCATCGAGGAGAATTCGGTGAATCCCCTCGATAAAGTGGTCGTCTTTCTTGATGGGAACTTGTTTTACGTCGTGCTTCTGCTGCGTCTTCAAAGGGAACTCGTCCCATTGGTAGTGCAGAATCTGGTGGATCACGCCTTGCATATCATCGAAGACAAAAATGTTCGGGAACCGGCCCGCTTCTAAGTCGTAATCCAAGTGGTTCTGCATGAGCAGGATGCCGGCGTCTCGGTTTTTCGATCCGGCGTTGCATCTGAATCCGTAATCGGCAAAAAGATCCCACATGCCCTTTCCGTCGTCCCGGCCCGGGTCTTGGATCTTGGCGATAGGGTCAATGAGACGCACGATTTCATCGCCACGCCGTCCCAAAATTTCGGTTTCGTAGATCTTCATCGATTCACAGAAGGGTTCGACGCGGTTTAACGGGTCGCCATTCTTCAACTCACCGCACACAAACTTGCGTTGATTGGGTGCGACGGCGATCCAGACAGCGTGATGCGGCGTCCGCGGATGGGTGTCGATGTGCATCCAGAGGCCCCAATGCTTGGGGATCTTGCCACCGTAGGGTTGGAGTACGCGGGCCCGGCTTTTGAGATGGATATCCTTCTGAAATTTCTTGTAGACCAACCCGACCAAATGGAAGAACCGGCCATGGAGGCGGGCTTCCTTCTCATCGTCCGTGAGGTTCGCTGCAAACTCATCGACCGCTTGCTGTGTAAGCCCGAAGTTCACGTTGTCCGAGATATCGAAGTAGTGAAGGCCCACGTCTTTGCGGCTATAAAGCTCGTCGTAGATCCACGCCTCTTTTAAGGGGGTCATGGTCATCCAGGCTTTGCCACGTCGATCCATAAGGCCGCGCTGCTGAGCGACCCAGATGGGCCTAGGCGGAGGCTCGTCGTCGTGGATCCAGTCGTAATCGGCGGATTCAAAGAGATCCAAGTCTTGGTCGTAAGACTGAAGGAAGATTTGGGAACCGTTCTTAAGCTGAATCGTCGTAATGACGCCCTGTGGATTTCGTTTGACCGCTTGAAGTTCCGGCGTTGGCAGGGCGCCCGGAATGCCGGCTTCGTGATTTCCCAGAAGTTTTGGGATGATCACTTTCCGCACCTGCTCTTGGAACGACTCGCCGCAGATCAGGCCCTTGTTTGGAATCCGAATGTCCACTCTGTAGTTTGGGTCGTCTTTCGGAAGCCACGGACGGTAACCCAGTGCGAATGCAACGTCTTCGTTGATACCGCTCGTTGATTTGCCGGAACGGTTTGCTCCGCTCACAATCCGGATCTGGGATTTATCCGCATGAAAACCTTGCTGCTTGATGTGCGGACCTCGGATCGAGCCGTCGGGCAGGAACTGGTAATAACAGATCGACCAATTCTTTCGCCGCCACGCTTTCTGCGCTTCGAGCTCCTTGATTTCCTTCTCAAGTTGCTTGACGCGTTCGAGGCGCGCGATATCGGCTTCGAGTTGCTTGGTCTTATCTATTTGTGTCGCTATGTCCGTTTCGTTCGCCATTGTTTTGCCTAGTTCGGTTTCCCGTCTTGGCCATGCGCCACAACCACTTCGTAAATGAACGATCCGCCCGTCGGCGCGAACGCCGCATTGGTGTGCAAATAAGCGCTCAGCTTGTCGCCCGCCACAACCCGGTGTTTCAAATAATCGCCGTACTGGGTCACAGGGCCGGTCTGGTTGGCCCCAATGGTGGGAAAGGACAGCTGGGAAAGGTCGGTTCCGTTGATTCGTGTGGACACGTCATAACCGCTCGTAATCGGAGTCGACGATGAGTAGTAGATATTGACCGCCACAACGTTCCCCCGGTCCCGCATGTAGGCGTACGTGGACACTGTAACGCCTTCAAATGGGACGTTGTTGTAAGTCGTGTTGGCCGCGACGTTCGTTTGAATGAACCGGTAGACGGTCGTTTCCATGTCCGTGAATTTCACCTTGTCGCTTCCTACACCTGTGCTGCTCACCAAAATGTTCCATTTGCCAGTTCCCTTGAAGGCAACGTGGCTGAAGTTCACGCGGTGTGTGGTGCTGACAAGAACCGACGGCTCAAACAGATAAGGCTGGGCATGATCCGACGTAAACAGCGTGTTACTGATGGAGATATCGATAGGGTTGGAGCCGCCCCCATCAAAAAAGGTCTGCCGGCTGTAGCCGTTGAAAAAGGAACCGGAGATATTGGTGATGCTGGACCCCGAGGACGTGGGAGCCGAAAAATAATAATCGTAGGTGTTGTTCGCTTCGAACTTGGTGTTTGTGATATTAACCGTGGAATTGATGTCTTGATTCAGGCCCTTGTCGTTGGCTTCAATGTCGCACTCATTGAAGTTGATCAGAGCCCCGACCACGCGCACGCCAGTGTTGCAGTACCGAAAGTAACAGCGAACCAAGTCCGTGGCGCTGGCAATTTCCGTCGGAAACACAGCGTTCGGGTCAACGTGGCTCGTGAAATAGATCCCGTGGCCTAAGTAATTGGCAAGCGTGGTTTGCGTACCGTGGCCATTCACGTCCACCAATTCGAACCGGTACGTAATTGAGCCCGCAACATAAATCCCGTACCGGCCGGCGCCGGAATTCCCGAACACGGCCACGTTTTTTAAGTAGCCATAGCCAGGTCCCCACATCACGATCCCCGTATGGGTCGTTTCCGCCACACGAAGCCGGATGTTCTCCATCGACACGCCCCAGATCCATTCCGTGGTTTCCGTGCCGATACGGATGGCCGTGCTGGTCCCCACATAATAAAGCGTGGTCCCAGAGGCGGATCCGCCAGCGTCCGTCCGGTGCGGCATGCCTTCCCCAATCAGCCGAACCCAGGGTTTATCCAGCACGAGTGTCGTCGTTTGAAGGTAGTAGGTGCCGCTGGGCAACAGCACATCGCCCCCACCCCAGGTGTTGCTGACGTAATCAATCGTGGCCTGGATACTGGTCGCGTCGTTGTCGGTGATTCCGTTATCGGTTGCACCGAAATCCTTCACGCTCACACGAGGCAGGGCGCGTTGTGTGTAATTCCCCGGCCACGTCACGCCGACTTGAACAACCGCGGTTGAGACGTTCAGATGTCTGATTGTGCCTGTGGTCAAATTGACGGGACCCGTTTGCGCGCTGGACGGATTGATCTGCGCGTAATTCGTCGAACCCGTGGGAATTGTTGTCGATGACAAATCAGTGTAAAAATCCGGATGACCCGTAAACGGATTTCTCATCCGTTTCAGCGTCTCCGCGTCTGACAAGCAAGGAAGGCTTAGGAGAACGGCGAACAGCAGCTTTCGCATTTATTTCTTTCGTTTCTTCCGTTTCAACTTCGCGCGCTTGAAGCACATCGTCGGCATACAACCTCCTGGGCAACAAAAAAGGGCCGATGCCTCCGCTTTCGCAGAAACACCGGCCCGTGTAGATAAATCTAGTGGGGCAAAATTTTTAAATTAATGTCCGAAAAACACATGCCTCCATAGGTCAAATGTAAGCGGCACAAATGCTCCGATGGCTAAGAGGAACAAAACAACTATCGCCAAAGGTAAAAACAGTTCATCAAACAGTTTTTTAAAGTCTTCGAGATTCACGCTGTTGCCTTACCAAACCTGTTTAGCAACATCTGCATAATCTCAGCGTGGATCCCAAGCTCCATGATCAAAGCAAAGACGTGCCGCGCGATCTTTGAGTGCTGGTGCGTTTGGTCCCGCTTATCGATCACGCCCCGTCGCTCCTATGGATCGATGGATATGCACACCAACCCAGCCCTCGGGAATACCAAATCGTCTGCGCACGGACCGCTCGGGCCTTTAAGTAGAACCGAACGAACCGGACAGGATGAATCAATATGTTCATTATCGCGCTAACCGTCAGTTCCATAAATCGGCACGGTGCCTATTGAATATTCCCACCATCTACAAAATCCTTCATCCGCAACTCGAATATGCGATTGATAAATTCATCGCATTCCGGTGACCCCGGATCATGAGTGCAATTGTGAATGTAGTGATAGCCTTTAACCATCTCTCGCATCACACGGAAGGCGCGGAGGAGAAATTGAAGTGGCTCTTCCGCATCGTCACGAGATCCGATCCACACACGCTCAATATCTTTTATCCGCTCAAGCGCGGTCATCCCCTGACGCTCCCAACATCCGCCGGCTTCTGCTTCTCTTTACCAGCGCCACAGGCCGAACAGGGCTGGCCGACGATCTTTGGCTTGCCGCAGGTCTTGCAAGGTACGATCTTCGTGGCCATCATCTCACCGCACAGGCAAAATGCGTCTTGCACTTCGTACACCGGTACATATCCCAAATGGTCTTTCGAACCAAGAGGCCACCACATCCCGCCTCCAAGCAATACCCCAAAATGTCCCGCCCCTTCTTCGGCTTCAAATCCTCTTTTTGTTTGGCGGGGCGGCTGGAATTCATCGTTTCTTAACCTGCCTGTAACCACTTCGGGTTATGCTCCATGAATCGTTCTCGTCTCTTTGAACTATCATGCGAGACCAACTCCTCCCACAAAAACAATTAATGCGCTTCAGTCGACTCATTACATCCCACTCAGTTCCGCAATGGCATTTGAAATAACAAGGAACCTCTTTTTGTGGGAGGGGACTCTGAATGGGACCTATTCTCAATTTAACCCCGTGGGCCTGGGGGTTCCCACCCCTGGGGTCCTGACTATTCCTTGTTTTATCGCTTCGTTTGCGCATTTGGCCTACATTCCGCGAGTGCTAATTATGCTGAATCGCTGCAACTCGACTTCCGATAATACCCAGTATGTGTTGGGGGGTTATCGGCAAATTACTGACAATCAATCTATTCAACTCTCCGACGGTAAATGACCAATTACGCGTCATTGCTAGCAGAATCGAATACTTGATTCTCAATGCTTTCACTATTCAAATTCCGAGTGCTAACATTGACGTCTTGAGCGCTCACATCGATCACTTTCGCTTCACTGATTCGCCGCAGCTCTTCTTTTTTAGCCTCTAACTCTCTGTCCAGCTCGATATCATCCTTGTCGATCTTAATAATCTGCGTGGCCATATCGGACATGAGACGACCCTTATCGATACCGATGGCTGATATGGTCATGAGCTGAAGGGCGCTGGAAGCGTCGAGCTTATCGTCGGTGATCTTCTCCTGGGCTCGGTGAGCTGTCTGGAAGGTCATTCCGAGGAGAGAACGTTTGATGTCGTCAAGTTTCTTATCGTCGATGATCTGATAGCGTTTGTCCTTCTTTACATCATACACGGTAGAGCGGTCAATTCCGCTTTCTCTCTCTATTTCCGTTGGGGTTTTTCCGGCTTTGAGCATGGCTGCGACGGCGAGTTTTTCGACGGGAGTGTAGCGTTTACCGGAATCTTTTTTCTTATACGAGAGAAGGCGATTTCTGCGTTTGAGTTTGGGTTCTGGGTTGATTTCGTTGGGTGGGTTAGGGTTAGAGTTTTGGGGAAGATCGTCCATGGTGGTACAAAATAGTACCCGTTCGATAAAAAAGTCAAGACTGAATGTTTTGAATTTAGGCGCAGTTCACCTTAAATAGGGCTAGCGGTGATTAGAAATAGTTGTGAGTTTGACGTTCGTGGTTATGGGCTAGTGAGGCGACAGTGTCGCGCTCAATTTCGCGTGGAGCATTCCCGCTCATTCTTTCGATTATCACTTAAGCATACGCTTAAGCGCGGGTCTCGCAAACCAGGCCGTGACGTTGATAGTCCGTTTGACGTCCGAGGATCACAATGTCCTCTGCTTGATGATCAAAGAGCCAATACCGCATGGTGAGACGCGCCCTGAACGGGCGAAGCGGGATTGGCTGACTTTGACCGCCTGGGATCCCGGACGACTGAGCTCTAAAAGTACTACCCGTTTCCAACTTAAGTCAAGACAAATCTCATCAAGCCATTTTTGGCTGCCACTTTCGTTTATGTTTCGCTTCATGGTTAGGCAACGCTTCCCGGATGGAGGGCAATTTAAAAAAGCTGCGTGGTTTTTTCCTTCTGTCTTCCCGAAAGATGCAGCCATCAAAGACGGCACCGCAATTCCGGCATTTGTTGCGGTGAAGCCGGCCGATCTCACAATTGAAACAATGATCTGGGACTAAGCGTTCATATTGGGGCATTGGGCCCTTAGCATTCGTGCTTTCCGCTGCATGTGTGGCAATAGCTTCCTCCGCACGCTTTGCAATGCGTGCTTTCGTGCATGTGAATGACGGCGGGGCAGCCATCGCACACGACCATCAAATCTGAGGTCTTTTTAGTCATTCTCTTTCTTTAGAAGCTCAGGAGTCTCGAAGATGTTGCCGATGACTTCCCTTTCCACAGCATTGCCCAGAACAATATCGAGATCGTCACCCTCAACACGAAACCCGCAGTTCTCCCAATACACTTTACCCATACCTTCAACTGGACCGTGAAAGCGCAAAACATCCCCTTCATAAATCTCCACACGATTTTTATCCTTAAGTCCCGTATACCTCAGCAATTCAAACCGCTCCGCCACCCACGTCTGTCCGTTTACGGTCACGGTATGAGGCGTGCCGTGCAGATGGTGAAAGCTGATGGCCTCCACCTCGCACATTTTCTTATCGATCTTGTCCCAGGCTTTGAATTTAATTTCGTTCATTGACATTCGGTTCTATCAGGTGAAAGACAAGTGATCAATAGACCTTTCCGTTGTCAGCGATCCTTAGTAGTTCCCCTTCTTTAACGGCACACGAAGCCTTAAATGTTTTAACAATCCTTCCCTTTCTTAATTGCCTACGTTCTAACCACAGAAATAAGAGCAAACATAGTTTTCTAATCATTGATTGTGCCTCCTTGTGTTCTCAAATCAGCGGACGGGCCGAACCAGTGTATTTCGTTCTCCGTGATCTGGAACGTGAACGAAACCTCCCATTAAAGGGAAAGTCTTTTTGTGCGCCAGTTATCATTCGCACCCGGCCTTGAACACTTCTTGTACTGTCATCCCGGTTAATGCCGGGCCACCGTCCGCTTAAAGTGTTTGCCGTGGTCCCGAGGTCCGTACCAAGACGGATTAGCCTGTCTATCCATGGATAGCGTCAAGTTCCTATTTGCGGTCACGGCAAATTAATGCTGTGGGGCCGGTCCTAGACCTCACGGATCAGATGTTGCGTTAGCCCATTTCGTCCATTCCCTAGTGATTCGGAACACCAGGGCTTTCCTGTGTGTCTGCTGGCCAACCGTTCGCAGTTTAAACTAACACCCTGTTCTAATCTCGGCTTCCGACAGCCGCCCACAGCAAATTGTTTCCCACCATGCCAATGTACACGCATGGTGACTTTTCTATACAGATTCTCCCTTCTGTATCCGGTCCCATTGGGAGAGAGCTTCGCTGGCAATTCTTTGATCGCAAGGCTGGCCAGGTGAATTAAATGATTCGTGATTGTCCTTGCACGGAGCGCTACAGGCGATCTTTTTCAGGGCCTCCACCAACGGCCTCACTTGCTCAAGGCATTCGAGATACCCTTCGGCCTTAGCAAGCGTCTTCGGATGCAGTTTGTCTTCACTCTCAACAAGCATTCTCGCCTGCTTCTCGTTCATGGCTTGTCCTTTAGAGAGCGATGAACCAGACGGTGACACGCAACGCAAAGCCAAATCACCTCCAATGGGTAGCTATAACCTTTGTGGTGATGTCCTTCTATTCGACCTGAAGCTCCACAAGTTGAGCAAGTGGACAGCTTTGCTATCACTTTTGATTGTACTGCCTTGGCTAAAAGTGACCGCGCTTTGATGTGCTCAGGGTACCGTAGTCTTTGTATCCGCGCATTACGCTTATCTTTTGCACGTAAAATTGGGTTTTTCTCACGGCGTAATTTTCTCTGATATTCCTTCTTACTAGGGTACGGTCGATTTCTAAACAAATCTCTTTGGTATTTGGCAGCACACGCTTTGCATTTCCATTCACGACCAAGAGCACTTCGTTTGGCTTTTACAAAAGCGTAAATCGGCTTTTCAACCCCACATTTTTTACAGCGACGGATCACGTCTAATAGGCTCATCTCCTCCGCCTTTTTCGTCCCTACGATTTGAATGCCAGAGAGATTCTTTCCACGACAGCCGATACAATCACAATCTGGCGAATGCTTATATGATCCGTCCGGCAATTTGATCATCTCATCGTCCTTTTTGAAATCGTCACCGCCTCCACGTTGGCCACGCCCGTCGAGAGATGAATCGTCGTCGCGTAGCCGTAATTACCGATTGTTAGTCCGGCCTCGACAAGATCCTCAATCGGACTGGATATTTCCTCAGCGGGGGCCACAGACATCGATGGATCAAGCCAGATGACTAAGTACGAGACTCCCACCACACCAAGCAATCCAACGAGCAGGCCGATAATGTAACGCTTCACTTCGGTTCCCCCTCTTTGCTGGAATGGGCGTTCTTAAACCTATGCCCTTTACGTTCATCGTGCCAAAGCCAGAGTCTGTGACAACGACATTGTTTTTGAAGTAAACCTTTCTTCGTTCGTCTCTCGGCTTCATAATGCCATTGAATGTAGCCTTTGGGCATCACGCCTTCCCCTTTGCGTTAAGCGCTTCTTTGAGTCTCTTAAATGTGTGTCGAATCATAGTGTGGTCAGGAACAACATTTTCTTTTTCTCTGATGTACTTCTCAATTGCGTCTCGTAGCGCCTCGTTCTCGCGCCAACAGTAGGCGTTTTGCCACGCCTCATAATGAAACCGTAGAGGAATTAGACAGCCAACCGGCTCTTGCCTTCCAGAAACAGGTTGGCATTGATGCTGGTAAATGTTCACATCCATGCGAGGCTCTCGTTTTGGCAGTTTTCCACAAAACGGACAGGGTTTTAACTTCTCTTGTTCCGCGCTCATGTAGGCTTCACCAGTTTTTGTTCGATGATATGAATGCGAGTTTTGGCCGCCACACCAAGCAGTCCAACGAGCAGACTTATAATGTAATGCTTCACCTCATCTCTCGCTCTCTGGTCGCTCTGGGTCATGGGGTTATTTCCTAAACGCTTGCCCAGACCATGCCAGATGCTTGATTCTTTTAAGTCCAGAGCGCGACCATCTTTTTATGATGGCCGCATTGACCTTTGCCCAATCGGTAGTGTCACTCGACTTCAATGCGAGCGCATAAGTCTGTGCTATGTCTTTCTGTCTCATCGACTTATTGCCAATTTCATCTAAAAGCGTCTGCGTGCATAGAATCAACTCAAACACTCTTCTCCCCCTCTTTGCTGGAATGGGCCTTCTTTGGATCATACGCCATACAATTGCACTTATCTGGGGCTGGCTCCTTAAATCCCTTCTGACAGTAATATTTCCCAGCCGTATGAGACGCTTTAGTGTGGCCGCATTTACATAACTGTGTTTTCACCACTTCCCCTTTGCGTTAAGCGCTTCTTTGGCAATGGCGATGACGTTCCTACAGGCATCGGCAGCGTTTGGACTGCCAGCGGCCGATATACAACGATTCAAGGCTTGGGTCAGTGCCTCGATCTCGCGCCAACAGTAGGCTGAATTCCAATTCTCACTTGACATTCGTTGAAACTGCCCGGCTGGACAAGCATGTTGAATCTCCTTGTCTCTTTTGGGACTAGTAACTTGAAAATACGATAGTTGGTCGTCTCCACAAAACGGACACGGCCTTAACTTCTCTTGTCCCGCGCTCATGGTTTTAAGCCCTGCATGCCTCACCGTGATGGTGGCATCCACGCTTGCAATTTTCTTCAGGAACGCCTCTTTCTTTGCAATTGCATTCTGCCTTCTCCCCCTTCCCTAGATCCCCTTGCGGGCCTGCGTGAAGCAGCTGAGAGGCATGTTCCATGCACAAGAAAGCGCTTCCACCACAACCGCAAATTACTGGATATCCTTCCTCTGATAAAACAAAACCGAATTGATTCCTTCGCAATAGTTCCTGGTTCTGTTCGTCCTGTCTTACAACCACTTTATAGTCACCAAGGATGAGGAGCATAAATCGGGTGAACATTGACTGCCTGGGAAGCCAGGGTTGCAGCCTGCTCTCAAGTTCCGCCCTATATTTTGAATGGTCTACCCAGCTAAACTTGCTCATGTTTCACATCAGACTTATGGAGGAGCTGAGAGGCGGAGGAAATTGTTCGACAGTAATCACACTGTGCATGATAAATTGACGGGGGTTCGCCGTGGTAATACTTGGCAAAAGATACGAGTTCTTCAATCACCTTCCGCTGCTCGGCGAGTCCGTTTGAATAGCTCTCGATGACGTTCTTAGCGTTCGCGTATTTCTGACGTTCTTGATCTAAGTTTTCCTCCAACTCTTCAATCTTCGCCTTCTGCTCGGCGAGGAGCTTCCAATAAGGCGCAACCTCTTTTCGATCCGATTCTTTCTCTCGCTCACTTAATTGCTCGTATGGCGTCTCGGCTTGACGGTTCCATCGTGCGATGTTTTCCGACGTCCAATTCGCTACGGCGTGCTTGTGCCAGCGCGACCACCTTTCGTGTTCGAGGGCGGCCAACTCTTCCATAAGATTATCCGTCACTGGTGGAATACAGTCATGCGAATTGAGCCTTTCTCTGTCGCCAAAAGGCTTATCACACATCGCGCAAATCAGAGGTGTTCTGTCCGTCATGGGCGGGGGTCCTTTTGAGGTTTATGTTCGATAACAATGTCTGTAGGATGACAACACCAACCGCTGTCCAACTTAATCTGTGGAATTTCCGGATAAATTTTTACAATCGTCCCATACAGATATCCGCCAGATAAGGAACCGTTTCCTCCGATCCTAACTTTAATCCAGTCGCCAACACTCACCCGTTCAACGTCGAGATACTGTTCGTTCTCCGTCATCGTTGCTCTCCTTTCCCAAAACGTAAAAAGCATTTCTTGGAACAAAACATTTCATCCAAAATCGTGATCCATCCATCTGGTAAAGACGGATAAAAGACGTGTGGCGCAAAAATGCTGACATTCGCGAATTGCTCTAACTCCTTGCTACATTGTTCGCAGTAGAAGGTATATGTGCAACGAAGGCTCATTGCTCTCCTTTGCTCCGTCGAATGACAAAAACGACACCGAAGAACAAAAGCGTGGGAACCATCGCAGCCGAAACCCAGAGGAGGAATTCAAGCATCGTGTGTCCAGAATCTGATCCGCACTTCCGTCCGCTGCGGTTCCACGCGGGGGAACTTCGCCGAATTGCCAAACGAGTAGATCTGCTGATCGTCTTCCCACACTACTCTGTTTAAAGCGTCCTCAACGAGTTTTATGAGGTTGGACAGGTCGGCCCCGCCATGACATCCAAAAAACTGGCAACTCGCTTCCACGGGCAAGCCGGTGCGTTTCCAGCCCTGTTCCATCATCGCAGCCATCGCGAGCGAAGCGATTTCTCGTTTCTTCTGGCGTTGTTCTTTCGGTTCGAGCAGGCGGCCGCGCCAGAGATTGACTCGTTTCCACGTGACCGGCTTCCCGGGAATCGTGAAGAACAGTTCCTTCACTTCGGAATTATCCCATGGTCCCGGTCCCACGCCTCGCGCGCCTCATCCAGTGGCAAACAGGCGGTTCCACGCTGACACACAATGCACATGGCGATCACCAGGTTGTCGCCGCGGCAGCCGGCCTGGGTAATCATCACCGTTCGGCGCCCGCATCGAGAGCGGCAGGGAGCCAGACTGGCCTCCACCTCTTTCAAACTCACGTGGCCCGCCACGCTATTGGACACGCACATACGGGAACCCCTCTAAGGGAACGTCAGAGAGCCGGGGATCGTGTGGGAAGAACTGCCTTTCGGCGCATTCACACGCTTTAATGTCGCCCTCCGCACAAATAAATTCCCGAACGCCTTTCTCAAAACACGCCGTAACATTGCTCGCGACCAGAACCGTAAACGCATGGCGATGGCGAAACGAGGTGGCGTCCATTAGAACACGGATTTGAGTCCGACGCCGAAGTCCCGTGGCTTGAGTCCGTCGGGCATCCGTTCGGCCGTCTGCTGCTGTTCTTCGGCTTCTGCGTGCTCGATAAACCCGCGGGCCCGCTGAACCAGCTCATTCCAGTAGTACGGCCCGCCGGGTTGTGCGCGGAACTGCCGGACGAGCTTATCTTCTTCGCCCTGCAGCCAGATAATTCGTTCCGCCATCTGTTTCGTCATTTGTGCGTCGTTCTGCATCTTGCGCCTCCTTGAACCTCTTTTCCCACGGTTTTTCCGTCCCGCAACGGAGACAGAACTTGTCGCCATCAATCGTCACCACCACGTCACCCTTCACCAGGTCAATCTCCGCCGAGCAATACAGACACAGTTCAAGCTCTTGCGTATGCCCGCTGCATTCGTGCCGGCGGAAACAGCTGTAACAGAATTCCTGCTCGCAGTACTCGCAGCTTTGCGTCGGCTGAACGATGCTGCCGGTATCCTCGTCCCGCCACGAATCGTCGATCAGCCAGTCCCGGCCGCACAACCCGCATTCGGTAGCGAAGGGATGCATCACGAACTCCGAAACGCCTCGTACGACAGCGCCTTCATGAGCATGATCGTCTGCTTGGCGTCCCGCAAGAACCGGTCAATCGCCACGCGCTTTTGCTCGTCGGACAGATTCTCATCGAACGCCGTCCGCGTGATCTTGTCCGTCAAGGTGCTGACGACCGTGGACTCTTCGATGAGCTTTTTAAGTTGCGATTCTCTTGAGTGAGACATTCCGAGTTCTCCGTCTACCTAGTCAGACTCCGACTTTGACTGAGAGACGCCAACGATGTTTCGGAGGCGCCCTCGCTTTGCCTCACCACCGGAGTATTCCCATACGATCTCGTTTTTTCGTTTGAACACAGCCCAGTCGAAACTATGTGTGGCTCTGCGGCATACGGACGAGACGAGTTCACCCGATTCGGTATGCAGAAAGTTTCTCCTCTGCAGCTCGTTGGCAATTCTCCGGTTGTGGCGTGCTTGCAACTCGTCATCTTCGGGTATGTGATGCGTGTCTTTGATCGTCTTCAGCTTAAACAGCTCTTGAATGTTCCAATTCGCCAAACAGTGACCTCGTTTTTCCTCGACGGCATGTAATCTTTGCACAGTCTCTTCGTCTTCAATTGCGGCGACTTGCATCGCCCTCGCTAACCAGAATTCCATCACGGCCCCCCGCTTCTCTTGGCTAAGACCTCACGAAACTTGTCGGAATGCTTGACGATTGTTTCGAGAGTGCAATCCAGTTTCTTCGACTTAAGGTCACCGTACACGTACTCCATGCAGTCAAGCGCGGTGCCGACGTCACCGAACAGGTTGATCAGAGACTTGGCGGGCTTGGAGTTCCGCGCAAAGTGTTCTTTGTCCCACGCCGTGTCTTTTAAGTCCACTCCGTTCAAAGCCTTCCACCCCAAAACGACTTGTTGGACTTGAGTCAGCGGACGAACACTCGCACCATCGCCGTTTTGTTGGCGATTAGTATTCTGCTCCTGTTCCTGCTCCTGCTCCTGCTCCTGGGGGGAAACCTTCCCCGAAGCTTTCGGGACTCTTTGGCGAAGCTTTCGAAATGCTTTTTGAAAGCTTTCCGGTAGGTACTCATCGTTTGACCAAAAACGTTGAATAAGATGTGTTTCAGGAATTTCATGAAGATCGTTGAGAGCGCTGACCAAAACGTTGGGGTTTTCAGGGGTGTTGTACTTCCACCAAGTGGGCAGAAAAAGCACTCTTGCATGCTTATCCCAAGCCCAATTTAACGTTTGGCAAACCTTGTCGAAAGCTTCCCGAAAGGTTTCGGGGAGCACCCCCAAATCTTCAATTGCCATGGCCGGCGAGAAGTTAAAAAGACCGATTCGATTGCTTTGGGCCGTGACCAAGTAAACAGCTATTAGCTTCTCTTCTGAGGTCAGCTGTTGGAATTTCTCATCCTTCCAAAGACGCGGGTCAATCTTCCGGTAGCGGGCCAT